TCAGGCGGGTAATCTCGTACTTCTCACCGGCCGCAGGCTCAATGTAGAACTCTTCTACTGCACCAGCGTAGTTTCCTATGGCGTTCTTGGTGCCGGTGCCGTTGCCTGCGGTGTCAAGATAACGTGAGAGGTGTTTAGTTCTCATTTATGCTACTTGCGCCGGTGCACCAGGGCCCAGCACTCCAGGTAGAGACGGAAGGCCTGCCGATGCAGGTAGGCTCTCAGCGTTGCCAGGAATCCCCCCTCGGGAGAGTCCTTCAGCGGCCGAGACGGCTTGGAGCGGATCGTTGCTCGCGACACTACCTCCAGCTCCTCCTTGCTGAGCCGCTGCGGCTGCCTGGGCGGCTTCTTGCTGTTCGGCGTAGAATTTGACAAGGACTTCCTCCATGGTGAGATCGGGGTCGTTCAGCAGATTGAAGTACATGAGGGCGATATCTGTGCCCCCCTGCGCAGCCTGGGCAATGATGCCCTGGGACACAGCCATAATCATCTGCTCCTTCTGGACCTGCTTCTCTTCATGCTCAGCGTCCTCCATGAACTCTAGTTCGTCTCGGGCTCGCAGCCTGGAGATGAGTCCGGAGTTGAGGTGCAGTTGCAGCCTGGTCTCTCTATTGGTGGGGTCTGATCCTGCGCCCAGTCCGTAAGAGCGCACCACCTCGTAAGCTCCGGCGATATCTCGCTCGGGGTTGAAGGATTCGGGCTTCTTTCGGTCATGAGAATCTCCATAGATTGTCTTGTTACCTTGGCAGAAGTGCTCGTCTACACGCAGGACAAGGCCCGATACGCGCTCCATGAACCACTCAAAGTCGCGGTGGGTCTGTGCCAGACGTGCATCCAGAGCCCCAGTAGAGGCCGTAATGGCTCTACCAGAAGCAATGGATGCCCCTGGTTCACCAACCAACTGCTGCGGGTACACAGACTGGGTCCGTGCTTGGTCTTCCAGGCGGGCGATCAAGTCCTTCACGTCGAAGTGGGAGGTGGGCTGGAAGCGGTCGATCTTACCTTCGCTTGAGCGGTAGGTCATGGTGGAGCCAGGGCCGAACTTGTCCAGTCCCTCGACGTCGTAACCAGCCACTGCGGGGTACGTCTCTTCCTCTGTCCTCTCGATTGTCAGCGCCATCAGGTGGTGCTGGACACGGAGGATGTGCACGGTTTGGTCGTGCATCCCTCGGCGTTCGCCGTCGAAGGATGAGCGTGGAATCTCCACCACAGGCACGATGCCCATGGGGTTCTCCTCATCTACAAGAGCCCACCCTCGGTTGTCCTGTCGCCCCTTGGGGGAGACGTCAACGAGCATGTGACGAAGACGGTGCCTCTCGAACCAGTCCCACTCCTCAACGACAGATTGGGAGTCCAGCTCCGCTGCAATCTCGGGATATAGTCTTGTCAGTTCGTAGGAGTGTATCTTACGTGCCACAAGGCACTCGATTACCTCGCCCTGTGGGTTGACCACAGGGTAGTAGTGGCGAGGGTCGAGGCGGTGGATCAATGGGTCGCGCATCTCTGGGTCTTTCGAGAAGTCTGCCCAGACGAAAGCGGCGGCGGCTCCGGTACCTGAGTAATCTGAGAACCACTGTGCTAGTTTCTTGTTGATATTCGAGGCCTTCTCAACTTCACGCAACCTGCGTTCGCGCTTAGCTGCACCTCTATATCCCTCAGGACCACTCTCCATATGAGGAATGGGCACACGAATGGAGGGTACCATGGAGCCACCAATACTAGCAAAGTGGCTAACACCGAGTTCGATGGTGTTGGCCACAGTAGGGGCGAGAGGCTCGCGCGTCAGGTCAGGCCAGACACGGTACCATTCACCGTTGATGACGCGTGTGATGTCTCTGACACGGTCCTTCCACTCTGCGTGGGCTTGAATCAGAAGATCGCGGCGAGTCCAGTCACTGGTATCCGCGAGCTTAACCTCGAAACCAGAGTAAGACTGGTCCACAGCCTCCTTCTGGAAATATGAGGTCTGGGGTGAGACCTGTGAAAGGGTCTCGAGGCTACTGGTAGGCATCGTCGTCGTCATCCTCCATACTTGCGTGGGCCCAGTCGATTACCTTAGTCATGACGTCAACCGCAGGTTCGCCCTTCTCAACAAGTTCGAGGGCGTAAAGCATGGACTCAGGGTGTACTACTAACCACGTAGCTTTCATGTTCTCGTTCACTATAGCACACCTTCCAGCATTTGTCAAGCGGTTCTTCCTCTCCGTAGTCGCCGCGCTATTCCAGGCGGCAAGTTACGGGAGGAGATTGTCTGTTCGATATCCATGGGTTTGGCTGCAATGGTGGGCACTTCACCCTCTGCGATCCACAGGGCCACGAGGGCATCCTTGGTGTCGGAGTAGGGGAAGGCCTGCATGTCAGCGATCAGCGGTTCCAGACGTTTTCGATCCTGAGGCGTTGCGCTGGGAAGGCAGTAGAGCCCGCCTCCGAAAAGGGGCGCCACGGCGGCGATACCATATTCCTCATCGTTAATTGATCCCCGCTTTCGTCCTCGACCGTAGGTGGTGTGGGGGAGGAGAACAGTTCCAGCTGCTCTGGCTCGGGATTTGAGGACGTCGTCGCCCATGAGAGTTGGTGCATAGTTTACCTCGATAAGGGTTCGTTGTGGGTGATACTTTTCCCAGAACATGTACATAAGCTTTTCTCGAATTCCGGTTGCTCCAAGCTTGTCTGTGACCAGTAGGTCCACAACAGTTCGCACTCGGGTGCGTGGGTCATACGCAAGTACGAGAGAAGCTGCCCGTCCCGAGAGCGCTGGATCAATTCCAAGTATGAGGATTTCATGAGGGTGTACCTGTCCTAACATTCGTGTCTCACCAAGCTCGAGAGCTCGGTCGATCATTTCTTGTGAGAAGATGGTGGCGTCGTCGCCCACATCCTCCTGCTGATATACCAGACGCCAGCGCCACACACCCAGAGACTCCATCTCGTTGCGAATGTCGCGCATGCCCTTCTGGTAGTACTCGCGATTGTTGAACTCATCGGTAATCATCTTACCGTCGAGCGGCCAGTAGTCCGGCCAGGTGGACTCCTCCTCGTCACCCTCGCCTACGATGGCGGGGATGTCAACGAAGGCTGCGTGAGGGTCTTCCTTCCAGGCCTCCTTCCACGAGCGGAAGTTGTCCTGAGGGTGCACACGAGTACCCACGACGACAATCTCTCCCTTGTGTGCACGGGAGGATGCTTCCTGGAGGAACCAGGAGTCGAGGTTGTCACGACGGTTCTCCGTCATCTGGTTCTCGAGCGTCAGGGCGTCGTCCAGTAGGAGAAGGTCAAGTCGCGACCCGTAGATTTGCGCGCCAATTCCGAGAGCCTGGACAGAAGGGTCTCGTTCACCAGATCGTCTCTGACGGATAGTAATCTGCTCAGCGTCCCATCGGTGACTAGAATGAGAGTCCGGTTTGAAACCTTTGAAGTCCTGGATAAGGTTCCGTTGGGTATTGTCATAGAGGTGCTCCTCCGTCATGTACCTCTTGACGCGGCGGAGAATGTCCTGGGCTTTGGAGGTGCTCTTTGATACGATGGCCACACGGGTATCAGGGTTGAGGCAGAGCTTGTACAACACGTAGCCCAGGCTGACATGCGTACTCTTCCCTGACTCGGGGAATCCGTTGACGATCACTTTGTTCACGTTCTTGTCTTCAAGCGCATCAACAATGCCCTGCTGGTGAGCGAACACCTTCAGGCCGAGGTACTCTTCAGAGAACTGGGCGTAGGACATGTGTGAGATGTCCGGCCAGTCGCGGTTGGCCTCGTCCATGTCAGGGTCGTCGCCCTGACGGATGGCCTGTGCCAGCTCCTTCCACTCCTGGTCACGCTCTCCGTTCTTCTCCCACCATCCACGAGACACGCCGAGGAAATCGACGGCCCCCTGGATGGAGAAGCCTTGTCGGAGGAGCTCCAGAAATGACTCCTTCGCCCACACCTTCCAGGCGGCGGTGCCTTTGGATGCGGGCGGAGGAGGTAGATAGACGTCCGGCAGATCACGGACAACCTTGAAGGTTTGAGCCTTGATCTTGCCGGAACGACTTGTCTTGGTTTTCTTAGTTGGCACTCTCTTCCATGTCCCCGCCTGTGACGGCCTCGAAAACATCAGACGCCACTTCTTTGGCGTCATGTGTGTTGTATGCGATACCCATCTGTTCGCCGTCGAGATAGATGTAGAATATGGAGAGCTCGGAGTCCTCCTCTTCCACCTCCGTCACGATAATGTCGGGATCGGTGCTAAAGACGTAATCCATTCTATCACTCTCCGTCGGGTTTGTCAAGTCCTAAAAGCCGTAATTCGTAATCCTGCCATTTGACAGGATTGCCGAGTGTTCGAGTCACTCGGGTATACAGCTGTGCTTCCTTCTGTCTGCGGTACCCTTGCCACAAGGCCAGGTAGTTCGCCGCGTCCATCAGCGTATCCTCCAGGCTCTCGTGGTTCGGGGTCTTACCGCTCATGAGCTGCCGTAGCCGCTCCATCTTGATGCCAACCATTACATTGAACACCACATCGACGGTGACGCCAGAGATTCTGGCAGCACCCTCAAAGTTTGAGTATACGTTCTCGTTGTCAGCGTAGTCAGCGGCCTTGCTCTCAACGAGAGCCGCCATGTCTGCGAGTACGCCGTGGACGGGGTGGTTCTCGTAGTTCATGTTATATACAACGTCGTAGCCCCTCACTTTATTCCCGCTTTTTCCACTCATCCCGCTCCACCTCCCGCGTCCATATCTGGATGTCCTTGTAGCCAGCCTTCGTCAGCTTGATGATCTTGTTCTCCATGCTGACTTCAGAGTTGAACCGCTGGTGCTGGTCCTCCGCTCTGTCTCGCCTGGGCCATGTAAGCTTGTACTCAATACCTTTCATTTGGTGTCTCCTGTTAAGTAGTATGGTCCTCGTGGAATAGGCTGCACGAGCAGGCCCTTCAACACGAGTGACTTGAGTGCGTTGGACACTGAGCCCGTAGCGATCACAGCCATGTCCTTGAACTGCTTCGTTGTAAACCCGAGGTCAGACATGACTGGGCTCGCCGCTAGGAACAGCTTCATGTCGTACCCTTGCCCGTCGCCAGACGGGGCAAGACCTTCGTACTCGACCACAGCAGAGGTCAAATCCTCCGACAGGTCGCCTAGGTCCACAGTCTGGAACTGCATGCGAAAGTCCTCGAAGGACTCGGTGTGGTTCCCCTTCTCATCCACAACCTTGAAGCCCTTGAAGCCGTCCACCTCTTCCAACGAGATGATGCGCTCCACAGACGCCCCCTGGTTACCAGAGCCACGGAACACGCCGGACTTGGTAGGGTGATGAATGATGACGGGCGTGACGTCATACTTGTCCCTCAGCATGTCCAGATTCTTGTACGCCATAGCAGTGGAAGTAGCATCATTCTCATTCATGCCGTACGCTGCGGAGCAGCGGACCCAGGTATCAATGAACAACACGTCGGGGCTATGAATCCCCAACTGCTCCTCGAGCCAAGCGAGCTCAGAGTTACCCTGGTTGTAAAGGTCCACAGGTTCAGGTATCCAGACGATCATCTCCCTGTCCACCTCACCACGGGCGCGCTCATACGCAAGCAGACGCCTGTACCACCAGGCGGCGCCCTCAGCCACAATGAACATGATCTTCAACGGCCGGTCAATCTTACGCCCGTTCCAATCACCCCCAGTAGTAGCAGTCAACGCCATGTCCAGAGCCATGAAGGACTTACCCAGACCCCACGGCCCATAGATCATCGTCGTCGCCTTCTCAGCGATGAAGTCCTCTATGAGCCAACGAGGCCGCGGGATATCCGCCAGCTCCTCTGTAGTCAGTAATCTCACGTCTTCCTCCAATCACCGTCAAAATACAGAGCCCAGCCCCATATTGAAAAGTACGCCGCGGGCCCCCACTGTGCAAAAACAGCTGACACACCGCCCACCAACAGGAAGAAAACCATCGAACCAAAATACCATTTCTGTCTCATCTGTGCTCCTTAAATTCGGGGGTGCAATAGGTACAACCAATCCCAGCGGAATCTATTCCCGATTCCAAAGATATTAGTATCTTCTATCTTAGAGAACGGGCCCACCGCCCATATCCTCCAAAGATAGATACTCCTCCTCTCTAGAGGAGTATCCTATCTTTGAGGAGGGCCAAGTCGGGATAGGTCAAGGGGGGTAAGGGTTTGGGGGCGATACAAAGCGGATACTGGCTGTATACTGGGGAAAAGTAGTATCTTTGGGGTTTCTGGCGATTTCCTGTCTGTACTCCATCCTCTCTTGGCGATGGCCTGCTTACCTTCGTCGGGTATCGAATCCTCGTAGGAACGAGGATACAATTACCTATACTCCTCAGCTGGGAGGTGGCGGCGTTGTTGCGTAGACATAGTCAAGTCTGTGACCACAGGGGGTGAGCTTACTCCCAGCCGATGAGCAAGCCGACTCACACCAGCTCATGGCTGTTCGCCATGACCATGTCATCGCATCAACACTCGAAGACTCGCTCGATGCTGCACCTCCGGTGGGCAGGGGGCTGCGCCCCCTTGCATCCCCCGCTAACAAGACAACCTCAACGGGCTGACAAGCTGCTACCTGTCACCCACCCGTCATCACACCTGGGTCCTCCTCGGTCGGCGGCCTCCCTCTTCGGACTCATATCTAATGTGGCGCTGACGCGCCAACCAGATGACTGCTGTACACACACACAGTACACGCAGCATAACCAGGGGGCAAAGAACATCGGGCGAAGCGCCCGTCGTCTTCTTTCCTTGCCCCACCCAGTCGAGTAAAGGGAAGAAAACAACCGGTCGGGAGGACCCTCCCTATCCCCACAGGCCATGCCAAGGGAGAGACCAAATGAAACATTTGCCTCTCCCTAAGCATGCCGTGCGGCGATTTCTTTGACGACCCACTCGAAGACTCGCTAGGGCAAACCCTTGACATGCCTGGGCAAACCTGGTTCCGCTACATGTACTGCGCGTGCGGGGGGTGAGACAGACCTTGCGTAGTGAAGAACACGAACGACTAGGCCTAGGAGGCTACCATGAATGTAAACGATTGCGCCACATGCCACGAGATGGCGACCAGCGAGTACGGCATCGAAGAACCACACGAAGCCCACGCAGACTACGATTGCGACGTGTGCCAGGACACCTATAGCTGCACCGCTTGCATCGCAGACCACCCCCGTTACGGTGGCTTTGTCGGAACTTGCGAAGGCTGCGAAGCACCACTCGCATACCTCGATGATTCAGGCTGGATAGCAGGCGAAGAGTACTGCTGGGCCTGTTACGCAGAGTACGAGTACGACAGGGTACAAGCCCTGTTGGCAGAAGAGCACCGTCCATTCTAGCAAGGAGACAACATGAGACTAATCGTCGCAGGAGGAAGAGACATAGACAACGTGCCGCTTATCCGTCGCGAGATGAATCGAGCCTGGAAGGACATAGGGCCATTTGAGGTCGTGTCCGGAATGGCTCGCGGGGTTGACAGCATAGCTGCCGACCTAGCGATTGACGCGGGCATCATCGTGAACGAGTTCCCAGCCGATTGGGACAAGTTCGGGAAGTCAGCTGGATATCGCAGGAACGAAGAAATGGCTCAGTTTGGAACCCACCTTCTCGCCTTCTGGGACGGGGAGAGTAAGGGCACGGGCCACATGATAGACATCGCAGAACGTGAGGGTGTGCCAGTACGCATCGTCAGAGTAGACAGGAGCTCGTAATGGGCATGTACGCAAACCACGCAGACGTCCACTATCCCTCAGGCACAGATGACCTGGGGGACTGCACGGCCTGCCAAGACACGGGGTGGGTCACCTGGCCCATCAACGTCACAGTTGGGCAAGAAGAACAGGATGAGTGCCCCTACGGCTGCATCCCACTCGAAGAGCGGGACGGGTACTACACCGATTTCGAGCCGGAGATTGAGCTCGAAGACGAGCTCCTCGCAGCCTGGCATGCGAGCAAGAGGCCGGTCGAAGAGGTTGACCCCTTCCTCATCCTGTCTCGTGCTGCTCGCAAGATAGGGCTCAGGCCCTTCACGGACGCGGCACGCAGGCTGGGCAGGGGCACCGTCTCATCAGACATAGACCTCATGGGTCTCGCGGAAGACGAGAACTTCCTCACCTACCCATGCACTGTCCCAGCACACCTCTCAGGCACTCCGGTGTCGTACGAAGACGGCGTGCTGCGGCTCAAGTACGAGTACCTGGGCTCTTCGATGGTAGTTCGGTTCGGTGCACTGGAGCAAGAGTTCATGCGATTCGCCTACTCGTGGGACGAGTCGTACTCGACCGGAGAGCTGCTCAGGTAGATACTTAGGTACCTCCCATTGTCAAGCGTAAAGCATGCTCAAAGCGCTAAGAAGCAGCTCGAAGCTCGCTGCGCGCTTTGGCGCTTGACAATGGGCCCCTCCTAAGTCGTAACATAAGTGAAGGTAGTAGTTACTACAAGAGTAGCTACGGAACACAGAAAGGCTCAATCATGAGCACATTCGTAATCGCCACCGACAACGACCAAGAGGAACTCGCGGCCAACATGTCCACGTTCCTCGACAAGCCAGTCGCCATCCAGGCGCTCCAAGATACCACGGTCGGTATCTCCACGGAGTACGGCGTCAACCAGGCTCTCCGAGTCGCAGTCGTTGACCTGGAGACCGAAGAGCTCACTCGCCCTCACCTCCTCTACTGGAGCAAGGTCTACGAGAGCGTTCTTCGCAACCAGTCAGACTGGCTCGTCGGTCGTATCATCAACATCCCGCAGAAGTCAGACCCGAGCCGTTCGGTCTACGTCTTCCGTGCGGACACAGGCATGTCCCTCGAAGACATCGGGAACGCCATCCAGGCCGCAGAGCTGGGCACCGTCCACACAACCGTGGACGAGAACGCCCCGTTCTGATGCCCCAGAAGTAGGAGGAGAGGAATGACCTCTCCTCCTACTTCTGCAAAGAAGGGGGCTTCGCCCATGGACGGCTACGCCGACCTTCCTCTCAGCAATTCCGTTTCTCCTCGAAGACTCGGAGAAACCAGGGGGGCGGTCGGAGGGCACTTGGCCCACGGAACCGAATGAATCATCGCGCACTTCATTGCGCACCTGCTACCTTCATAGCGCTGTTCTGCTACAGCGCGGTGAGGTGCGCGGTGATTCATGCGGGGCTGTAACCAATGCACCCCCCTAACAGAAAGGTAGGCTATGCCCTACAACGAAGACAGGTTCTCAGAGGATGAGCTCCTTATCCTTGATGTGGCTCTCACAGAGTTCATCATGTCATTGGATGACGAGCTTGACTCCTGGGACAAAGTCAACGGCGAAGGTTTCCTTCGTGACGAGGCGGACTACGACTACATCGAAGACATGCTCTTCCAGGCTGAGGAAGTCTCAGATGCTCTCCAGGATATCCTGGTTGGAGTTGATGAGTATGTGTAAGGAATGTGACGCAGAGAAATCAGGAGTCCCGTTTCACGAGTCCAGTGCTCTCTCGACTTACATCGCGTATGTACTACCCGATGAACGGACAGAGGACGTTGAGCAGATTCTCTTCATGGCGATCACGGAAATCTTCGTGCGCTCCGAGAAGGGTTCGTTCGTAGACGAGCTGGGGAACTTCACCGACTCGATGATGAAGGCCTTTGATGAGGATGAGCATCCTTCGGAGATGCACTCCATCTTCCAGATACGGGATAAGAATCTCGCAGCTGGTGAGGCTCAGGAGTTCGGTGAACAGTCTCAGTCGGAACTCACGGATATCCTGAATACTCAGGGCGTCCTTGACGACGACGAGGCTTACGGTAACTACCTGTGAGTGCTAGTCTCGTCATTACCATTGAGTGTGACATCTGTAGCACTTACGAGCAGTACGACGGCGTTGACGACCTTGACGATGCCAACTATAATTGGGAACAGGATTACAACGCCTGCAATATCGAAGTCCACTCCACACAGGGCTACCACAGTAACTACTACGACCATGTCTGCGAAGGCTGTCGCGACGATCTCATCTATTGTGAGAATTGTGACAGGACAGTGGATTCGGACGAAGCCTACTACTGTGATGAGGGCATTTGCGACGATTGCGTTGGAGAGATGCACGAGTCATGGAGGGATGAGAATCCGGAGACGTTCGATGGTCCGGAGTGCAAGGGCTGTGGGTATGAGATGGAGGGCCCCGCTATTGACCGATTCGCAGGGAAAGCGTCCATCTCACTGTGAGTAGCGAGACCGAAGTCACTACTGATCCACTCGACATTCGTACAGTGACTAGGATTCTCGAGCGCTGGGCCCACCCACCCGCGCTCGTCTCACCAGTCATCTACCAGGATGACATACAAGAAATGAAGCAACCGAAAGAAGAGGATATGACACAAACCTACGACTGTTGGGAAGTAGCTGAAGCCATCATTGGCGTCAGCCCACGAGTTCTCCTACGTGGGAAGCCAGGTACGGGCAAGACGTACCATGCGGCCACTGCCGCACTGACCGAAGACCAGAAGGTCTATCAAATCACCATGACGGAGGAAACCCCGATGGCCGAGATTCGCGGCCACTACATCATGAAGGATGGTGAGTACGTCTGGAGTGACGGGCCTGCCATCTCAGCATGGCGTGAAGGTGCTCGTCTCGTTATCAACGAGATTGACCGCGCATCGGAAGACTGCCAGAGCCTCATGTTCGCTCTCCTGGATGACCCAGGGTTTGCGGCGTTGACGCTCCCTACGGGTGAAACAGTTCGCCCCGCAGATGGCTTCCAGGTGGTGGCTACCATGAATGGTATCCCCGAAGACCTGCCAGATGCTCTGCAAGACCGTCTCCCAGTGGACATCGAGATCACAGATGTTCACCCCAAGGCTATCGAACGCCTGCCTAAGGACTTACGAGAGGCTGCCCGTAACACGGCACTCGCCAAGACCTCAGAGCGTGGCATTTCGATTCGCATGTGGTTGGAGTTCGCGGCTCTCCGCGAGAGCCTGCCAGCGAAGTTGGATGACCCCGACGCCGCTCTCACAGTAGCCGCACAGGCTATCTTCGGTGAGAACTACCGAGAGGCCCTCACGGCACTGACGGTGAGCGAATCGGCATCAGCTCCGCAGACAATGGACGGCTACATCGTCACAGATGCAGACGAAGCATTCCTGGACTCAGTCAGGCTGAATTACAAGGCCATGCAGAGGCTGGAGTACAACATGAACCAGGCTGCCAAGATGTTCGAGAGCCTGTTCGCCAATCACCCAAAGCAGACGATGTATCAGGGATTCGAGCCGCCAACAGCTGACCAGGACAAATGGGATTTCTCATTCCAGCGCAAGGATGACTCCTGGGTTCCGATTGCGAGCGTCTGATGAAAAGGATTCGCATCAAGCGAAGTCACAAGAAGAAGTCCTTTCCGGCTCCCGCATTCCTTCCAGGTTTGCGGGGGTCGGCTAACTGGCACGTCCGCGAGGTTGGTGATGGGGAGACTCCCCACACAATCAACCATGCGGGCGGTGAAGCCGAGATGGCTCTGCCGTTGGACGATTCCTTGGACTCCAAGTTCACCAGGCTCCATGAGCTGCTTCATGCAGCGCATAGCCCAGTTGAAGAACCACGACCGCTCCACCTCAAGAGTGGAGCTTACATAGAGAGAGACCCCTTGATGATTGCGGAGGAGTTCCGCATCAACATGGTGGCTCGACGGATGCTGGGCGGCCCAGATAACCTGCCGCCCTGGCAAGACAGATACGACGAAACGACAAAGGCCCTAATGAAAGGATGGTTAGAGTCAGGTAAGGGCTCAGCTGCCATGGAGTTCATCTACTGGATGTTCGTCCTATGGCCGATGGAGCCCGAATCGTTCAGCACCATGCCCGAGCACATCAGAAGGCTCAATTGGCATAACATGGACATGCC